TGGGACTTGGATTCTATCGGTTGCAGTTTTGGGAGTCACTACAGTATAAAACGTTGGAATAACTGTCCTAGCCCATAAATTTGCGGTGCTTATAGCGTCGTCTGCATATTTCTTATCTATAATTTGATTATCCGAAGCAAATGTCGGATGAGCGCTATAGGATGCCGGTCCAGTATAAAATAAATATCTATATGTCGTCGCTGTAGTGTTGTACCCAAACCTAATCGTTGATATTCCATTTGTGCCAGTTAAAGCATCAATATCTAATATTGAATCGCCAACTTCATTATTATGATAAATCGAGCTCGAACCATCGTTAGTATTGTATAGTTTTAACCCACTTAATTGACTGGCAGCCAAGTTAGATATTGCCCTAAAATAAGGCGCGGCAGCATTATTAATAATACCGCTTCCATCCCATTTCAGAGTATCATCACCTGTTATCTTTTTTGTGCTACTCAAATCAGTAAATAGCAATTGTCCAGCGGCTCCTGAAGTCGGAACTTGTATTTCATCTGTGGCGGTTGTAGGTGTTAAGACAAAATCTCCTGCACCTAAATCAACTCTATTCCATAAGTTTTCAACTAAGACAGCTGAATCAACGTAAGCGGTCGTTGCTACTTTAGTACTATTATCTGATGCTGCCTGCGTCGTAGCCGTTGTACCGTTAGGCAATGCAGTAATTGTTACAATGTCTTTGCTTGCATTTAAACCAATCAAGGATGACGCCGTTCCTGTTGGCACATTTATTACATCGGTGGCGGTATGAGGCGACAATCTATAATCAGACCCAGATATTAACGTTCTATCCCATAAATTTTCGACCAACACAGCAGCATCAACATACGCAGTTGTTGCTATTTTCGCGCTGTTATCTGACGCCGCTTGCGTCGTAGCGGTCGTTCCATTAGGTAACGCCGTGCTTGAGCTAAATAACCCGGTAGCAGAAGTCTGCACTATGCCGCCGGCGGTATTTAATGAACTCGCCCCCAGGGTTCCATTAATAGTTAACTTAGCTCCTGTTATCGGTGTAGCAGTACCAATACATGCCTCATCTGTTGATCCTTTCAGATATAGCAAGTTGGCATCTGCGTCTCCCTCACATCTAAAATCTAATGCCAAACCAGTTTCATTCCAAACAAAACCATTGACGCTACTAAGACACATCCATTCTACTGGAGAACCAACAACGCCCCCGAACCACATGAATCTATTTTCTGTCGCGCCAGCATCAGTAGACTGAAACCACATTTGTTTGTAATTAGCGTTAAAACCTATAGCCGCCTTGTAATCACCGGTGTTATTCCAAAATACCCATTTATCTCCTAATGATGAGGCTCCTACATTTGATGGGGCGGCAAAGCCACTATTGTTTGATACGAGAGTTACAGCCGGAGTAGCCAAGTTTGTAGCTGTTCCAATGGTCAATAAATTCCCGCTTCCCGGTATAGAAACGATATCTCCTGAATTTACAGGGGATAAAGTAGTCCCCGTTCTAGCCCACTGATATGCTTCATTCAGTGCGCCAATAATTGTTTTATTAGTAGTTAAAAACGCAGTATTTGACACGTCTCCTAATTTTACAGCAGTAGTTACATTTGTGTCCTTTAAACCTCCATTACGTAGATTTACATGTCTACCATTAGTTATAGGGTAAAGATTAGTTAAATCATCCCCCCATAATGCCGTATCACCAAATATCGTCCAATTAGTACCATTCCAAAATATCTCTTCCCCGGCAAGGAACGATTGTCCAGTGTTAGTTCTAGTTGCATCATTATCGGTAACATTTGTGCCTATCCTAAAGGTTTGCCCGACATAAGCATCTAAAGCAAGAGGAAAATCAGTTGGAATATTTATTACTGGTATTGACTGTGGTAATGATACCCATTTCCCATCAGCCATAAATTGGAAAGATGCTGATACGCTATTATAATAATATGTGCCGTTAGTATATGCGGGCGGGGCTGCTTGTGGAGTAACTACTACCCCGGTAGGATCGATAAGACCGCCAACTGTTAATTTACCATCAATAATTAAATTATCTCCAGCGGAATGAGTGGTTATATTACCCGTAGCCGGGTCACGATCAAATATATCTTCTGATTTATCTTTAAGGGCGTGCTTGCTTATCATAACCCTAAGTTTTGCATATCCCCCCAGTTGGTTCCCTTCCCTGTCTATAATACCAAGAATCTTTAACTGTCCGGGTTCGTCATTTATGCTCGATACGTCTAATTGGGTTCCGGATAATCCAGTGATAGTATTACCGCTCGCAACAATTATATTTGCCTCTTTGCCAATATCTGAAGCAGATACGACGCCATTAGCCTGTATCTCAAATTCAGCGAATGGGTCATCTATCACATAAATCCCAAGCTCAGTACCAGCCTTTCGATATGAGTATTGCTCATCGCGATATATATTTTTTACAGCTACAACAAATCCAATTAAATCATCTGCGCTGGTAGCCTGAGAAACATAGGGAATCCCGGTAGAATTAGCGCCGCCATATTCCTTTACAGCGTCTCCTACATATATAGGAGTCGCATCCAGCGTGGAAGAAACATATAAATTTGTCTTACCGGAAAAATCCGTAGCTATTAATGTGCTAAATGGCTTACCACCAGAAGGAGAATTAACATTTGACATAAAATCACTCCATGATTTTTTATCTATATAAAATTAGTTATTTGTTACCATAAAAAATCTGATACCAAAATTAGAAACAGCAGCCGCGCCACTATTATAAGAACTTCCAACACGTAATAATCCTATTGCTGCACCACGAACTCCAGTCGCCGTATTTGTGATACCAAGCTGTGCGCCATCAATATATAAAGCCGTTGCTCCGGCGGTAAAGTCATAATGGAGGATAAACTCGTATTGTGTACCAGAAGTAGGCGACCAAACGTCAAATCCAGCTAAGCTTATCGGAGCGTCAGCCTGATCATAAGCGGTTAAATATAATTTACCATCGGCGCTTGAATGATGTAACGATAGAAGATTGGTTATATCGGCATCAGCCTGACATATAGAAAATAAATAATGATCTGCGGCTGGGGTTCCCGTATAATTAGGAATAACAACAAACTTAACGGTTCCTATTTGTTGAGCATCGGCATTTAAATTAGCATCATAATCCACATAACGGGCATCGCTATGATTTAAATCTAAAGCGTAATCAACTATTGCTGCACCACCAGCAGCGGTACCGGTGAGAACTCCCAGTCCACTGGTTCCGTTAATGCTATTATAATAAGCGGCATAAAAAGATATCCCATAAGTGTATGGTACTATTGCCCAGCCAACTTCATAATCGTAAGCATCAATATCCGGGATGGTTGGTAATGAATTTATTATTTGCGTATGTACATATTTAGTTATATTAGCGTAATATCCCAAATCTGTGAATGCCGTAATAATATTAAACAAGTCGGCTAATGCGGCAACCGCTATGGCTGCACCAGTTGTATCTATAACCGAATACCCTATAGGCAACGCCCCTATGGCATTATAAATATAATATTGCTGATATAACGCGAAATTTTCTCTGGAAGTAAATTGCCCTGAAGTGGTAATAACGTCACCACCTGTGATTGACGCATAATAATCAGATAAATCCGCTAATTTATCCGTTTTCGCAGAAGCTAAAGTTGGAGGTATCAAAAGCGATGCCGCATAAGCAGCTAAATAAACGGCTTTATTAGTTATATAACTATCTCCATCCGTATATGGCATATCGCCACTAATTTGTGTATTACCATCAGATAAAATATGGTAACTACCCTGCTCGTAAACACGACTCGTCATCCCGACAGGTAATGAATATAGCGGCTCAAGTGTCTGGAAAAATGCTAATGGCATTGAGTCGTTATCAAAAAGTATTGTATCATCTGGAGTATGTCTAAAATTTGGCATAATTCACCTTATAATTTAACTAATCTTGGTATACAACCAACCGGATGGAATATATTAAATTTATTTTCTTTTGAGTTGTTATTGTTTACAGCTGCACTACCCGCCGAACTTACTTGTACTGCGCCACCGCCATGGCAAAGATCGCTAGAATTATTAAAACAAGCTCTATCATTGCCATGGACATGCTTAGCCAATTCGTCTGCACTTAATCCATGAACTTCTTCGCCAAAATACATGCCGGAAACAAAAGTATTTATACCGGTAACATTTGGCGATCCAAGATTAATACTTGATCTTCCCGCCATTCTTGGTATACCAATCCTTCGGTCTTTATCGTAATCAGTTTTTGCGCTAACAAGTGATCTTGGCACTTTTGCACCAGTTTTATCATAAATTGGAGCATATGTGTCAGTAACAGTATTCCACCATAAAATAAATAAATCTTCAGTATCGGCATTAGCGCGTGTCGTTGCAAGCGATGCTGCATTGCCAATAGTACCATCATTCATTAAAATCCAACCAGGTTGATTGGTTTGATAGCTTTCCTTTGTATCTCCAGTTACTGCCTCTACTTCAGTACCGGATTCATCCATAATGAACCAATTAGATCCATCCGTCTTTATCATCAGATAATGATTATGAACTGGCAAGAAATACTTGCTTTTACCATCTATAGTTTCGCTACCATTAGGATTTATCTGCACTTCATTAGCAGAACTATCGGTTTTCTTAAATGCAAGACTATATCCTCTTCCTATTGTTGCACATGCAGGAAGAGTGATAATTATAGATCCAGCAGTTGTATTACAATTATAAAGTTTGCCAATATCAGACAACACTGGCGTTTGATCAGTGGTAACAGTAGAAACAGTACCACGCCATAGCGATCCACCAACTTTCCAATTAGAGCCGTCGCAATGTAGTTCGCAAAAATCATTATAATCATAAAGAGTTTTATTTGGAGAACCGTCAATTGTCTGAATACCGCTAGGAACAATAGTTATGGTATTTGTAGTATTGTCTACTTTCTTTATCCATATTTTGAACTTATTGCCTGCGGTTACTGCAGCGAGAAGATTTATAGTAACATTGCCGGTAGAGGCATTAGCCATTAAGGTTTTGCCGCGATCAGTAATAACAACATTGTAAGTACCGCTCACCGATACTGATGTTGTAGTAGTAGAGTTTAAATCTGCAATGGTAGCGGTTAATCCTGTAAAATCATATTGATTATATTCATTAATATTATCGATAGTCTGAAGAATTACTCCACCATCTGATGTTGTAATTACTAATTTATATGAACCGCGAATAAATATAGCACCACCAGGCGGTCTACCATCTGCTTCTAGAGTTATATATGCCAAAACATGTGGAGTAGCTTCTGCCTCGTCTTTCCATGTCAGCTTAGGTGTAGAGGTCCCGGCGTCATACCAGTAAACCCTGCCACCGGACAATACTTCTCCGTCATTGTCAAAAAATTGTATAACTTTAAATAATGTAGCCATATTTATTCTCCTTTATTCTCCAATGGCTTTCCTGTTTCAGCGATAGCATGTTCTGCGCCAGCCGCACCAATCGCTAGCGTGGGTAATCCTATATGGTCATAAACCTTTTTTATAATAGAATTGTAATTATTCGCAATTGTTGCCTCGTCAACAGAATTGAGTTTAATTAAAAACTTCCTGGCAGCTTCAGAATTAATCATTCTGGAAAACACGGCTCCTGATAACAATAACGGAAGCGCTAATGTAGTAAACTTAGTCGCTAATGCCGCACCGCCAACTAAACCAATACCTCTTACTAGAGCCCTTTCATGCCACACAGGTTTCGCAATATCAGCCTGTTCTCCGGAAAATCCTGCGGCTTTGCCAGCTTTTAACGCTTGTGGACTAATTTGCGCCGTGACATTAATGAGTTTCTTATATGATTCCAATGCATCAATCTGTTCTGGCTCGAATGTGATATTGTTCGTTGCAGCTATTCCATCTTTGTCAGTTATTTCATTTATAAACTTCACAGGATTTAAACCGACACCAGGATTCCACGCTTTTCTAAAAGCATGATCTACTACAGATGCTCTTGCCGCTAGTTTAGACGACTCGTCGCCAATAGGCATTTGATTTAAAATATCTAATGCTCCCTGGCGATTATCTCCAGTTAAAAATGCCGCAGAAAAATTATCTGCATTAGCTAAATCGGTTCTAAAGCTATTAAATGGTCCACTTTTAAATGGGGCGACCCTATTGCTATATACTTCCGCCTGTTTATCATATAGAGATAATAGTTCTGGATTCCCCATATCAACAAGCCCTTGCCTTAAATCAGATGATAAAGATCCATAAAATCTTGAATATGAGCCATCTACATCAGCGACAGTGCCTACTTTCCTGCCTATTCTTGTTAAACTGTCCCTAAGCCCGCTATAAGATATTTGATTGCCCTTACTCCCTAATATATTCTGCGCCACCTGCTCTATTTCTGTCCTTCCCCCATTTGCGCTTAAATCTTGCATGATATCTGATATTTCGGGCAATATTGGACGAATTAACCTAGATATTTCGGCGCTCCCGCTCCTACCCTTCATCATATTATCTAATATTGATGCCAACTGGTTAGGATCTGTAATGCCAGCGCCTTTAATAGCTTTGCTTAATTCTTCATTTTGTGAACCTTCGCCCAATATACTATTACTAATTGCTAATAAAGGATTTTTCCTTAATGGCTCAAAAACCGTTCCCTCAGTGTTACTTATATCTTGCGCAACTTTTTGCGATGCAGGCAATGCGAATTTAGCATCGGCTGGCGCTTTAGAATCTAATTCGTTATTTAAGTCGCTAACTATTTTATTTCCCTGCGCATATGAATCTGCGAGTCTACCAACTAAAAATCTATCATATGTGTTATGAGCAGACATTTTCCCTTCAGCCAAAGATTTCTGCAGATCCTGCGCGTTAGATATCCTTGATTCCATGTGCCGGATTTGCGCCGGGGGAACGGATGGATCAACTTTCATAGTCTCGAGTTGAGATTTAAGTGTGACTTCCTTATCAGATAAAATACCAGACATTGCAGCAACAGCAGGATCGGTTACTCCACGATACAACGTCCCCGCAGCATCATTTATTTGTGCAGCGCGTCTTTGCATTAAATTTTTAAAATTACTAATCGGTATATATCTGGTTATTTGTTCCAATCCCGGTTTAACGGGAAGGTTTATTCCGTATTTATTAGAAATATCGACAATAGCTTGCGTCATAGGCAATTGAGATTTCATAAATGATGATGCGGCGAATGGAAGAATCAAATGTGTTAGCGCCCCCGAAACAAAACTTGATATCTGGTTATTATTTTCGGGGTCATATAACGTTTCACCAAACATACCGCTCTTTCCCATGCCTTTCGTTAAAGCTGTGATTCGCGCTGCAACTTTGGAATTCATAATTGCTTGTGCAGCCCCACTATTTACAGCTCCCTGAAACCCATCATCTATTAGTTTAGTCATGCCAGCTGCCTTTGCCGCTATATTTGGTGCATATTTACCTAATAATTCAGCGCCCTTTAAAGACCCCACTCCCACAGCCGCGCCTACACCAGCCGTAACTTCCTCAGGTATAAGAGCCAAAGCAGCAGATAATTCCGCTGCCCCGGTAGCTATTTCGCCACCAAGTTTCCCAATCCCAAACATTACGGGATGCGCTTGCGCTGCATTATTAAATAATGTTTGTCGTGATTCAAATCTATTAAACCAATCAGTAAAATCATTACTCATTCCGGCTTTAACTAAGTGCAGTTTTTCGGCTCCGGTTAGCCCTAATTGCCCGGTATGCGCTAACGTTTCCGCAGATCCTTTTACACCACCAAGCGCTAATGCACCAAGCATTCCGAGCTTATCGCTTTTATCAAATCCATACGGCTCATCATCTAAGTTTTTAGTATTAGGAGGTAATGGGTGAGTTTGATTTAATCGCTCATTAACAACTTGTTGAGCAAGAAACGTTTTACTAATATCATCTTCTGATGGGTGGGGACCATTATCAGCAGGTAATTTCGGAATTTGCGCAGAGAAATTATCATCCGGGTTTACTCCTAATGACTGCATAGTTTGGCGTGTTATTTGCTCATCTAAAGACGGCGCCCCCAACGGGCTAGTTTTTATTTTAGAAACTTTAGGCATTTTAATATCCCATCAATAAATTCCCAACCATATTGTTAATTCCCGTAACCGGTGCCGTATAAGTAGACGCTGCCTGAGAAGCAGACGGCAATACTGCCTGAGTTGGTTGTTGTGGTGCCCCCTGCATTTCCTGCAAATGTTGCGCGTGTACCTGAAATGGCAACGCCTCCGGATGTTGTCCGTACCACGCAGCCCAGTTTCTTATACCATTGACGGAGTTTCTATCTATATTGCCACGAGCGTCTAAGTATGGTTTAGATGCCATAAAATTATTCCATGCTGTTGAAGCCGCTTGTTTATTAGTTACACCATATTTATTATATAGAAAATTAACGAAATTATCTTCTTCCTGCCGTTCAATGGCTCCCGCTTTAATTAAACTAGCTTTCTGCATTATTGTCTCATCTTTATCGGCACCAATATTTATTTTCATGGATTGAGCAACGCCAACGCCAACTTTTGGAGCTCTGAACATTCCCGCGGGCATTGACGCTATCTTGTCACCCAAAATAGTATTTGCATCAAAAGAAGCTTTTTGTCCGGCAACCGTTGTATATTTAGTTATTCCGCCAACTAATGCCCCGGTTTGCCACGGATGTTTTTGCACAATGTCCATAAGGTCATCAGAGGCAGAAACTATATCATTGGCTTTTTCATGTGCATCAGCTAAATCAGAAGTGTATTTACCAAATTGCTCACCAATCGCCTTTTCTGCAGCCTGATATTGCGGGGAACCCTTTGCTTGTTCTATAGCTATTTTACCTTCGGTATCAAGTTTTATTTTAGATAATTCGAAACCTTCTTTCTTTGCCTCAACCCCTCCTGGAGTTTGAGCGTATTTCAACACCCCAAGTTGATATGCCTGGTCTCCCCATGTCTTTGGATATAAAGACAAGTCAGCTCTCAATTTCCCGCCAACTTTCAACAAATTCTGATATTCAGGTGCCAAAACATCATCAGAAATACCAGATTGTTTAGCATTAGCGAGTATCGCCAATTTATTATCGATTAACGAATCTTTAGCTTGGTCAAGTGACATGGAATTTATTTTATATTGTAATGCCGATGTCGCTATATCCTGTTGTTCTTTCGTTAGTTGCGCACTTAATAACTGCGGGTATACCTTAGTCAGCGCTTGCTTTTGCTGTAGATCCAAATTTCTTGCTTGCGCTTCAGATTCTAATTGTCCAGGTAAATATTTTGCTTCTAATTCACCTTTTGTTATTTCCTGTTGACCCTTGGTTAATTGTTGCTCCGCTAACTTTTGCTGCGATTCCAGTTGTTTTGGCAAAGCTGCCGCCAATGCCCCCTGCATTCTCGCTTTCTGAACGTCAGTATAAGTTTGTAATCCGCCTTTTATCGCTCGTTCTAATGGCGATTCCTGAGGCATTGTCGATAAAAAACCTAAATAATTTGGTGTCATAGCATTACTCCATTAACCGAACATACCTTGCCCGTAATTATTATATCCTGATTGGTTCGAGCCACCGCCATATGATGGATTAAAGTAATTTAAAGATCCACCACCACTTCCTCCGCCGAATAATTTAGAGAAATAACTAGCTAAAGAGCCACCTGCGCCTCCCATTCCCGTCATACCTCCCGTCATGCCTCCAATAGCAGCACCCCCAAGTTGACCGAGCGCACCAAATATATTACCCCATCCTTGTTGCCGCATAGATTGCTGCGCCATTGCCGCTTCAGCCTGAGCTTTAGCCTGATTCTCTAAAACACCAACATTCATACCGCTATACTGTAAACCCAGGTTCGCTAAAGACTGTCCACCGCCATATTGAATTTGCGCCTGTTGTTCAGCAGACGACTGTCCGATACCTGCAATATTTGATAATTTACTTTGATAATTAGATAGGTAATTATTCCATTCCTGCTGCGCCATTCCCTGTCCCAGTTGCTGTAATTGCGCCTGTTCTGCTCCCGAACCACCTAGCCCTTTTGCAGCAGCAGCTTGCTGTGTAGATTGCATTCCTTGTTTTAATGCGAATTGATATCCCGGTCCAGTTGTGAATTGGTTATATACATCTTGTACACCCTGTTGACCCTTTGAACCAAGACCTAAACTTGATAAATAAGCGTCTAAAGCGGTGGTTCCTGCCTGCATATATGGTTTATTTATATCATATGCTTGCGATACGCCTTGTGTAATATCAGTACGCCCCTGACCATACATTTGCTTTATATAGTCCTGCGCCTGCTGCATCATTTGATTGTATTTATCTTCTATATTGCTCCAATCACCCTTACTGCCGCCAAAAATGTCATCAAAAAACCCCATATACTATCCTCTGTAATAATTAACTATCATTCCTTCCTGAACAATATCAGAACCGGCGACACCAGTCCCTGTAAATTTAACATTTAAATTTGTTGCTAAATTTTCAGCAGATGTAATATACGTTGCTGAATTCGTTAAAACTGCTGTTTCCGCAGATATCTCTATTATACACTTCTGCAGGACAGAAGATACTCGACTAATAATCGCGGTTATTTTCCACGCCCCGGAATTAACTGCCAATGCCGTAGTGTCGTAGATTGTTGTCGCGCCTATTACCAGCTTTATACGCTTATTATTGGCATTAGCAGCAAATGTACCGAAGCCAATAATCTCTATAAAATCGTTATCAGTATTTAATGTATTAGCTAATAACGAATATAAAGAAAGATCGGTTTCGGTTACGGCATTACAAGCATGTGACGAAAAATCTCTAAACAATATACCAATAGCAAATGCAGAATTAGATGATCCTGTAGTTATATAAATATCTGCACCACGAATAATGCCGCTTACTATATCTACATTCTTGTATATACAATTATCTTCTGAGGAGGCATCAATGTTTGATTGGTTTAATTCTATATTTGATACTCTTCCGCCAATAATATTTATATTATTGGCGCTTTGATATGCCATATCTCCAAGCGTAACGGCGCTCTCTTTTCCGTTAAGTTGGGCCTGAACGGTATTATCAAGTCTGATACCCTGTAGCGTGTTTAATTCAGGAACGCTAACTTTCAATCCCGTTAAATCCTGAGATGATTGCTTATATCCACCGCTTCTATTCCACAATTCAAGTAAAAACTTATATAAAGCATCAGAAGATTGCAGCATCGCTGGAGTAGGGGGTTGTAATATCAATGATGTATCAGTCATCGGAATCCTCCAATTCTAATACAGCACCAAACAATACGCGATAAACAGGGTCAGATATCCTTATCCTAAATACATGGTCTCTTGCATAACTTAATTTATTCCATTTAACCCGCTTTAAATATTCACCGACTTTCCCTAATGTTCTGGATATTTCTTTATTCCACGTATAGCCGCCATCTTTTGAATATTGGAGCATAACTGTTGCGTCGCTTCCTTGCCCTGATGTTAAAGACGTAGCCGCCTGTAATGATATTTGTAAAAAATATATAGAAGTTCTATCAAGCTTTATATTTAGCGGTGGCGTGGTGGCTTCACAGATAATTAATTCCTGCCCGTCTCTATAATAATCTTTATCCATTTTATAAATATTGCCAGAACGATAATCTCCGATATAATGTTCGCCATTAAAATAAACATGGCAATTTGCTAAATACCTTCCTTCTATATACTCTCTTGACGAGATGTTATCCGGTTTATATCGAGTGGTACGCTGATACCATTTTTTTGTACTATCATCCCATACCCACGTTATATCTTCATCGGGAAAAGTAAGAAAGTAGAAAACGCTTCCCTGCCATTCGACTACAAAACCAAACGCATTGTCGGTTTTTGTGTATTTTGATAACTTAGAATTAATAGACGCACTAGAAATAATAGCCGGAACATAACTCTCCATGCGCATTACAAATCTACCGCCATTAGCATTCTGTCCCAACCAAAACAATATATTATTCCCGGCAACCGCCAAAGAATATGGCGCAACACAGCCATAATTTAAAAGAATATTTGGGCGACGCTCCAGGGGGAAAAACTCACCGCCTACCGGGTACCAAAATTCAATAGTTGTATCGCAAAACATAATTACTTCGCCATTAATAGCGATACCAACAACAAGATTATCAGGAAAAGCATTTGCCTGGGCATAAGCCAAAGAATTAATCGAACTAAAATCATCTAAACCGGTTACATAAAACCGCTTAGTATTATGTTTTGGGTAAATACCGTATGTATTTAAATACGTAGGCACTAATGGCGGATAAAATGCGTCGTCTATAGACACATTAAAATCCCAGTAATCGTTTGTTGTATGCCCCGTTTGATGCTGGAATGTTATTTCAATGCCATAATTCAATAATTGAGCTGCTCCAGTTATTGGAACACCGGTAACTAAGAACGATTTTCCGCCGTCATCGCTCCATTTAAATGTATCGGCACTTCCGGCGCTATAAGCGGTAAAACTCCAGTAATCATTTCCTTTGTGACCGGATGTTGTTTTAAAAGATATGGAAACCCCACTCTCTAAACTTTGCGTAGTCCCGGTTATTTTTACATGTTGAGCTTTCCACGTAATTCCGTTGTCATTGCTCCATCTAAACGTATCATCAGTACGGGCAATATTTGCGGTAAATTGCCAATAATCGTTTGCTGTATGTCCGCTCTTTGCATTAAACTTTACAGAAATACCATTTTCCAATAACTGGTTGGCGGCAGTTATAGGGGTTAATGCACCATGCCATGTAGCACCGTCATCATTGCTCCATGTGAAAGTATCAGTAGCTCCAATACTATCTATTTTAACTCGATAAGTTTTATCAGACCCGCCCGTATAAGTTCCGGAAAGCGTCATATCATTAACGCCGCTTCCTACAAAAACAATATCTCCAAAAAATGCCGTTGTTTGACCATCTATTTCTACTTTATATTGCTGAGTTAACGTGCCGGTATATGAACCGGTTAACGCCATATCATTAGGACCGGTACCATAAAAAGCCACAGCACTAAAAGATGATTTATTCTGACCATCTATTTCAACCCTATAATTCAGATCAGTAGAACCAACATAAGTACCCGAAGGAGAAAGATCATTTACTCCTGACCCAGTAAATCTGGCGGGAGTTTCAATAATGGAACTTGCATTCTGAATTCTGAAAAAATCTCCGGCACTTCTAGATGTAGTAGTTATTAACTGATATACATATCCGTTTTCTACATCAGATAAAAATATCTGATTGTCGTTAGCCATGAAAGTAACGCGTCCTTCAGATGTATGAAGTGTTCCAACGTTAGTATAACCACCATCAGCATTGTAAATTCTGAATTTGTCATCAATAACCGCATACAGTACGTTATTTAGTTGGTACATACCTCTTACGCAGTTAGATGAAGTATCATCAGACCATAGCCTGGACCCGGGGAATGGTTTCAATGGAGTAGAAAATAATCCGGAGTCGTCAACAATTCCGTACCAATTTTTACAAGTTTGCGCACTTAATTGTTTCTCATCATATTCATTAGATTCAACGGAAAAATTAAGAGGGATGCGTTGAATTGGCATCACGGTCTCCTAAACCCATCTCGGCTTGGTTTAATATAAATAGAACCCAATTCATTATCATTAGCAAGTATTAATCCCTCTGATATTTGCGCCTGCCTAACTAAATCTTGATAATTATCGCCCTGAGCTTTCCCATACGATGGCGCTAAACGCACAGCTAAATTCATTACTAATGCCTCTGCCCATTCTTGAGGAAAATCGAAATTATCACTATTCGTATCTACATCCTCAATCTTTCGCGATATTATCAATTTAACTACATTTGTTAAATCGCCAGGAGTTGACCATAGAAATATATCAAAATAATCTAATTGCCGGTCATAAGCCCACATCGTTGGGACACCTGTAGCGGTTTTATTTGGCTGATCGAAATATTCTCTATAAGACATGAGACTCATAGGAATATCATTTTTAGAATTAACGTCATGACGAGCCGCCGCATGTACCTGAAACGGATTACCCATTTGCGTAGTGTAACCAAATACATTAGCGCCTAAAGTTGCCGCATATGTTAATGGCGCAACAAATTGAATCGCTGTCGCGCCGGGAACAAGGGATACTGTGGTCCAGAAAAGTGTATTATTATCTAATACAATCCCGATTTTATCATTAACATTAAAATTCAAACTACTTGCTACTGTAATACTTGTTGCGCCACTTATAGCAGAAGCTGTTAATGCTGTTTGCGATACGGTATTTACAGTTGCATGATCAGGGCTCGTAGCACTTAATTTATAGATACGTTGAGAAGGTTGAACAAACATTGTTGCAGTTTGCCTAACCCAAAGATGGTTTTGCTGCGCTTGCCAAGCTTTTAGCATCATATTTAACTTTTTTTTGGCAAAGTCAAAGTCATACTGCTCCAGGTAGTCGCCTTCAGTTAATACATTTATTTCCTGAAACGCTAATGTTATACATTCAGTAGCATTAATTGTAAAATCTGTACTATTTGATGTTGGCATTGTTAATCCGCAAAAATATCTTTAGGTTCAGGTCTAACAATAGGAACGCGCTGAGAATCTTTTACTGCCTTAAGAAAATCCTGTGGATGTCTATCTTCGTAGCACTTATGACATACAAACAGATTATCCCACTCCATACTTAAATCAGATGCCTTATATTTAAATCCACATCTATCACAAATCGCGTTCCAATCTCCCTTCCGTAACCGATTTTGTTTACCCATATTAAACCTGCATAGGTACTTTCCGCTGCATTAAGTAAAATAATATATATCCATCTTTAGTTGATGAAGCCAAACCATTTGTAGTAATTAGTATGTCTCCGGTGCGTCCCGTTGTTCCATTATTAACTAAACCACCTATATCCCAAAAATCTGCTTCATATGCTTTATCTTTTTCTAATGACATTAATGGAACATCAGTAGTAGCATCCCAAAATAATTCGGCAGAAAAACCATTTAAACAGTACTCTATTTCCATCAATTTATTATAAGTTGACCCGGTCAAATATGCTGATGCATCAAATATAACTGCATTAGATAACTCCGAACCAGTTCCAGAATCTCCTTTAATATTGACTTTAAGTACGGTTACCTTTCTTCCATCAATAATTTTTTGTGTCGTAATTACATGCGCCATTTATCGTACTCCTAATTTAGGAGCGAGATATTACTATACCTCGCTCCAATAAAAATTATGCAGCAGTTATAGTGGCACCAGCGGTTAATCGTTGGAATTTGACATAAATATCAATTGTTCCACCACCAGTACAATCGGCAACCGTTGATTTAGCAATAACTTTTTTACCAACTTCTAATATGGTATTTTTATTTACTGCACTCGGGGAAGATACCGTTGTACTCGCACCCAAATTAGCCACTAATTCTTGAGCGAAAATTCCAGAACCTTTGGCATTATCATCAGTAAGCTGGAATGCTGTTCCAGTAGCTAGACCGGTAGCATCGGTTTTTAAAACAATACCTACAATAGCCAGTTCACCAGTGCCGGAAACCCCGGTTACATCAATACCTGCTTGCACAATAGCTGATGAAGTAAGCGTCTTTTTAATCCAAAACTCTGTTCCCACATCAGTTCGCAAAACATCAGTAACAGCCTTTACTGCGTCAACTTTACCTTCAATAGACGAAGAGTCAGCAGTACCAATATTGTCGCCGCCTTCACCATCAGCATTATAACCTAAACAATTGGCGTCCCAGTTCATTGCTGCGACACTTGAAACAAAAGTGGCTCCTGACACAATGCGTATATCGATATTTTTTGCCATACCCGTAGACGAAGCATGAATCACCATACCAGGTTTAGGGGCGACATTAGTATTTTTAAGTTTTAAACCATTTAATTGCAAATTAGGCATCGCACTTGGAAGATTAATATTACCAGTGCTAAAGTCGCCTGATATATCAATATTAAATAATTCAGCGTTAGATACTGCCACTAATTGAATATTAGTTGCTTTTTGTGTACCCGTAGTACTGGCATAGTATTTCCAACCATGGATACGTAAACCGGTTGCTGCGGTAGACGCCACTATGCAGTTAGTAGCGGCTTTTGCAGGCGCGTCATACCACTCTCCATTAACAATATGGCAATTAGCGCCAGTTATTGTTATGGGCGACGTCAAAGCATCAATACCGGATATAAATTTTGGATTTAATAAAGTAACATTATCCGCACTGATAATTACGGATGCCGACACTAAAGTAGTAAAATTAACATAGGCGCGGCTTGATCCGTCGCCCATAAAAATAATTGTTACACCCGCCACATCACAGGTAACTGTACCGGCAGCTACGGATGTTTCAACGTGTCCGGCGGCAACATAAATTTTGTCCCCTTGATTGGCGGCACATCTACCGATTGCATAATCTATCGTTGCAAAAGGATATTTCTGCGTCCCTTTATTACCGTTAGAACCATTTACAGAGTCTACCCAGTAGACATTTGATTTTGGATTTAATCGAGTATCGATAAATATATCTCTTATCGCAAGTCCGTTTTCAAATCCATTTGGATAAGTTGAAGTTCCCATTTTTAATTTCTCCTATTACCGTTTAAGCGGTCATTTATGAATATATAATAAGTAGAAAAGGGGCTTAATGACAAAATTTTTAATGTCATTAAGCCCCTTTGTTTCATTAAGCACCCGGACTGGCGTAAACAGAACGCCAATTAGACCAACCAAAAGAATAACGTTCGGTAGCCTTAAATTTCATATTATCGGTATCGAAATCATTATCGTCGGTAAATTCTAATGCACGACGGTCGAAATATTTAGTACCATTAGGACATGTGGTAATCACGAACCATGCATCAGGATCAGTCAAAAAGTGATTGACCTGAACGCCGTTAGAAAATTTACCCATGTTATTTAATGCACTAATATCGCGTTCCGCAGTTCCTGGACGCTGTGGGTTTCTTAATAATCTAGTTGCTTCAAACTGAAGATCGCTTGGGATTAACAAAGTTTTTTCCCGTAAGGCAATCTTTTTGTTTTTATTATCACGCGCATCATAGATTTTAATTAGCATCTCTTCCAAAGCCGCTTCAGATATATCTGCCGCTACTGCTAATGCATTACTCTGCAATCCAGCTTCAGTAGGATGTGAAGAACTAATTAAAGGAACGCTATCACCACCATTATGCAAACCACCAGCATCAAACGCATAATTGAATATGTTTGCGCCATTATAGTTTTTAGTTTGCTTCATTGAATATGCCAAACCAGCAGTACGCATTTTGGAAACATCAAGATACAAGTTGTCTTCAACTTCAATCTTGGTGACGATAAATCCAAGCGCATACTCAACGTGTGTATAACGCGATGTAAATGCTTGCTTAATATCATCGTATGTTACGCCAGCACCCTGAGGTTTAACTTGAGCAAGACCCATCGTGGTAACCATGGTCTCTTCTTCGTAATTTTTATTAGAAATTGCGTGCTCAAAAAGTGAAGTCCATTCATCTTCATATTGGTCGTAATTAACGCCAAAAATATCATAAAGACCTGGACGCATTAATTTGGCTAACAAGCCAGAATTTATTACTCCTGCCATAAATTTATTCTCCTAATTAAACGCCAGCCGTGCCTTTATAAGCATGCTCATTAATAAAACATACGAACTTAGTGTATGTACCAAATTCAGCATTCTGGGTTTGTGATAACCTGACAATACGTAACTGGGCACTTCCTCCGCCAAGTGTAGTATGGTCCAATTGCATTCCGGATAATCCGGTAGTTGTACTTCCTGCGCCAACTACGATATCAGCATTTTGACCAACATCAGCTGAAGCTCCCGTACCAGTAGATTGAATTTCAAAAAGCACACTTGGATCATCAACTACCCATGCGGTACGTAATGTACTGGCAGTACGATGAATTTGTTCCAAATACGAAGGATTAACACCGAAACCTACTACAAAACCAACAATTGTGTCAGTTGCAGCAGCCTGTGTTACAGTTGGATGATAAAGATTATCTTCTCCAACGTCAGACTCGCCAGTTAATTTAACGAAGTCACCGACATAAAGTGCCGTGGCATCTGTTGCAGGAACAGAATAAGGATTAATTTTCCCCGATAATGCTGCTGCCGTTAAAGTATCAACTAAACGAGCCCCAAAAACAGTATTACTATTAGCCATTTTTAGTCTCCATACAAAAAAAATTGTCCATAAAAAAATAAATCATTAAGTAAAACCACTTAATGACAGAAAAAAGACGCAAAGCGCCTAAACGCTAAAATTAATTAATTTTAAAGTAGATTATTCTCTATGTGAGATAAGATGCTTAAAGCAGAGTTATTTCGTATGTCGAAATAGTAAAGCTGAGATCGGTTAACCGATAAACTACTGGTTTTTAGACTCTATTTTGACGGAGCCATATATATGTGATGAAGATAAGGCAGAACTTCGGTGTCCACTGGGATCACCCATATCTGACTCTATCTTACGCACTTCTTTTAACTTCTCTTCCTGATCCTCATTGTATTGGTCTATTGGTAGACGCATGAGATATTGGTTACCTTCTTCATACTTTCCAATACGCCGAGAAATATTTTTACCATCTTTGCCGATTACATATACATAACCGGCATTCAAAAATCTTTCTATATTATTACCCATTATAGCAGAAGAATTAACCCAATGATAATGAAAATTTTTAAAATCTAAATTTAACATTGAGTAATCATAAACTTTTTGTTTATGTACCGGCACGCGCTTACGTAATGGTTTTGGGGTAACTTTATCTATTTTGACATCTTGTTCTTTAGTTTCCTTATCTTCCATATTATCTGCCATACCACTCTCCGTTCTTGGTTATTACCTTACCCCTAATTAACTCATCGATATATCTTTCTCTTGTCAATACTTTGATATTCTTATTATTTTTTGCTGATAACTGCGATTGTTTCACGTGGAACTCTATTACTTGCTGAATATCCGCTGGTAATGATGCAAAATCCGGCGCCACGGCTTTAGATGCATTAGATCGGGGTTCAGCGGCTGGAATATTTTTTACTTTAGGGGATGGGGCTATATATCTATTATTAATTTCTTTTTCCACTTCTTTCAGTCTGTCTGAAACTCCCATTTCCGGATGCTCCATCGCTAAATACTTCTCAAATGCTATTGCATCCGCCATCATTCGCCTTGACTGTGATGTAGATTCATTAAACCAGCCTTTATTTCTTGCGACAAACGCATCAACCTCAATTTTCTCATCATTTTGCCTGGAAGGCAGTGCTTTTGTACTGTTATCTATTATTTCCTGCATTTTCTTGTCGATAGCATCAACGGCTTCAACGTCGCCCCGTTTAATAGCATCAATTCTTGCGCTTTTAAGATTATTTACCTCTCCGTCATCAACGCGTTTTTGTGAATTCTGGATAAATTCGATAAGCTCGTCCTGTCTTTGCTTCATCTGCTTAATAAATTTGCTTTGCTGAGATATCCTTTCCCTCAAATCAGCAGTCTGCAAGTATTCTTTTGCGTCAATCCATTTACTTTTATCGCCTTTAAATTCTTCTTTTGGTATCCACCCGCGATCTTTTGCTGATTGCTCAGCATTCCCATCTTCAATAGGCAAATCTTCCGTCGCTTCCGGAAGACTTTTTGAGGATTCGTCGACACCTTTAGCATTACCGGAGTCAACAGATTCACTTATTATTTCTGTATCGGAATTTTTGTTTAAAAAACTGTTTCTTGCGTTTTCTAAAGTCGCAGTATCAGGAAATCTTGCATCTTTAACATCTAAAACCTTAGGTTCACTCATGCATTAAATCCTCCGAAGCTTCGATATATCTGTCAGAGACACCAAAAACGCATTCATCAATCAAGATCCTATAGTTTTTATCATTATATTTTTTACCTATACCATCATATTTTTGATAGTAAACAATATCACCAACTTTTGGTCGCTCTTTTTCGTCAAAATCCATAAATGCATTGGCTCCCATAGCCACAATCTTCCCTTCTGTTGACATATTCTGATATTCATTGACTTTATCATCGGGGAAATATATACCCCCTTTACTTTTTTTATCGAATTCCTTTTCAGCAATTAATATTCTATTGCCAATTACCCGTATTTTAGTGTTCATTTCCCCTCCACAAAATGTTTAATAACCTGTGGAGTATTGGTTAATTCGTGGAAAATTCTATCAATAGAGGAAATTAAATGCGAATAAGCGCCAAGTTTAATTAACTTGTCGTCGTGAGAATCTGCCAAAAGATAAAGTGAAGACAATTCTTTTGATGATTGTTGCGAGATATTTTGAAGATAAGATAGAACAGCTTTAGTGACGTAATGATTACGCCAAATATTTAAATCATACAAAAACCCGTCTGACGAGTCATCTGACTTTCCTGTCATAAGTTATGTCCTTATTTTTTACAGTTGTTGCGCCTGTACTGCGCCTTGTGCGCTAGGCGTTGCCGCCGCTCCAACACGACTTTCTTGTGACATAGCTTTTAATGCCGCATCAAGTTGTGGTGGCAATTGCGGTGCTCCACCTCCTGCTGTAGGAGGTTGATTAGTTGGCATCGGACTACTTCCCTGTAATCCTCCGCCCCCTTGAACATTAGCACTTGCTTGTTGAGCAGTCAATGTATTTTGTTGCAATTGCGCATCAAGTTGTGAATAATCAACGCCCATTGTTCCAGTTACCTTTGATTCCCCTTCGACTTCAGTTTTTGCTTGCTGAATTTGTGGTTGTCCGATTGAGGCTTCTATCTGAGACATTTGCGCAATTGTCTGCATCTTTTGATTAGCTAATTGCCCTCCTTTAAAGGCGACATCAGCCTGCCCCTCTTTTTCCCGTAACTGTAACTCAAGAGCCTTTAGCTCCTTTTCCATCATGATTTCGGCAGCTTGCATTTGATATAGTTGCGCCTGCGCCATGTTCTTTTGATCTTCCGGGCTGGGTGGTTGCGGAGGCGGCGGGGGATTAAATAACTTTTCAGGATTAGGAATGCCAAGCACGTCCAGATATCGTTTAACAATCTCCTGACGATTAAGCATTGGATCATTCTCTAACTGCATCAACACTTGCATTTTAGCCAATCTAACAGCATCAACACCAAGCGCCGGATTTGCTACCGGCAAAATATCAAAATTATTTTTATCATAATCACCTTCCTGGACAAAGCCGGAAGATATCATTTTATCTTTATCTGCAAAAATATCAAAATACTTTTGATTTATTTCAAATAAAATATTAAATTCTTGTCTTAAACTCTCATATAAACGTATCAATATTGAACTATATATTTTTGTGCCCTGCTCGACCATAGTAACAACAGATGTTGCAGGAGCCTGCATTCCCATAGGAGTCCCCATAAGAACATCATTAATATTTGCTACTTGTTTACCAAAATCTACCAAGAAATTAAGTAACGAAAACAACGTTTGTGATGGCTCAGATATCGGTAGCGGATATATTGAATCACTTAAACGCTGTCCTACGCCTAAATTAACAATTTTCCACTCTCCGGGCACAAACTCCATATCGCCCTTAGATATACGCAAATTATTACCAATATAACCACCGCGAATATTTGCTAATGTAGCAGCGTCTATTAAATTATTTATTATTGTATTAATCGAAGTATTCAATTGTAATAATAACTGTCCAAATCCAACACCTAAAAATGTACCATCAGGAGATGGAAGGAAATGGTGGGCTACGAAGTACTTACATGGATTAATTTTAATTAATTTTTTATTATCACCATAGACAAATCTACTTTCATCATACCTTGCATATATTCTAAGTACTTGCCGGGTGCGTTTAAGTACGGTAACTATATAGGGTTCAGCATATCCGTCACCATCAAGATCCATCCAATTATGTTGCTCATAAAGAACATAATAATTTTTACTATCCATTTGGTCTGAAGGTAAAACGCGTTCGTCATCATCGCTGGCGTTATCATTACTTATTACATTGTTTTCCAGGTCAAATAAATTTATATCACGATAAACGCCGGCACGAATGCGTTCGATCATTTGATTTTTCGTTATTTTTATTACATGGGTTATACGCGCTGCATCTTCCAGAGTCGGAACGTCATTATTAACAATTATCTCTGTGGGTAAACATAGATACGAATCTTCGCATCTATCTATAGAATCGTAATTCCATTTTCTAAATACTGTCCCAACTAACGGAAGAACCATTAACATCCTGTCTGTGTCCTGATACCAATTAGATCGTACCGTTTGGTAACTCATATGCCTTCCAATACGGAAAGCGCGTTGTTCCTCTTCCAGGCGTGGTGTACCCATAATCATTGCCTGTACAGCTTTACCATTTTGGACAATTTCAGGGAAAACTCGTGAATTAAATTGAATACATCCCTGCAGGATTAAAGGAATTTTAACATTAGCTGCATTCTCAAAAGGATATGACTTTCTTTCAATAGTTTGCTTAGCAATCTTTAACGCTTCGTTATAACGATCGAACCACTCTGTTCTTGTATCATCGTCTTCAGCCGCTTCTTTACAAACTCTATTTCCTATTTCACTTAATGTGTTCTTATCTAATTCTTCAGCGATATTTACTGAATCAGCATATTTCTTTAGTAACTCAATATTAGCGGCGTCCACATGACTCTGCCTATCCTTCTCTAAATAATTCTCATCGTGATCCGTCTCGAAGTAACTCATAATTAATATCCTGTTATTTTATTAGATCCATAAACGCGTTTCTGTCTGAAGCGGTACATAGCATCATATTCCGCTTGTTCATCTATATCAAATGATAACTCTTTGTTTAGCCAGCCGCAAATGTATGCGAGGGCATCATGCACATCACTAAATGGATGGTTTTTATATGGTTCATCAGTGTATCTTTCCTCGCCAATGACCTTTAAACGTCTGTAGAAATATTTACCATTAAACCCTTTGCGTAATTGCATACATCCATCACGTGAAATGACAATAGCAGGCTTACCACCAACTAATTTATTTAAGAATCTGGAAACACCATTGATACGTAAGTCTATTTTGTTTGTAATACCGGGTTCAACAACAGCACCGAAGAATTCTCGAAGTTGTTCAGCACCATCATAAGTATCTGCCGGATCGTGCAAACACACCTGTATACCGTTCTTTTCGCAATTAGTATTTAACCAGGGAATAACAGAATTCTCGACTAACTCGGTTATTGTCATAAACTGCCCGCAGAATTCTTTTATCCCGTATAAAATGCCATCTACAAATTGCGCTATTAATCCCGTTGGGGCAACAGTTCCCAAGTCAAAAGAGATTATAATAGGCTCATTAGGTATGATTTTTATGTAATCAGAACTATGTATATTGTCGTTATAGTTTTGATACACCTTCTTTTCTTCGCTAATAGTGCCATATTCCCCCATTAGATAAACACGAATAAAGTTCTCGGTCTTGCCGTAAGTCATTTTGACGAATTCTTCGGCACCATTTTGGATATGGCATATATTCTCCGCATCCGGATTAATAATATAGCCATCGTGAGTTTTTATTACAGCCGGCGGCTGTGTCATCATCGTATATTCAGGAGGTCTTTCTACTTCAAATAAATCATATATCCAACTGTCTTGATCAGGAGGGTTAGTATCAGAAAAAATTCCTGACCAGTATATTTTTGTTTGGTCCTGTACTTCTTGAGGAAAGTCTAATTTGCGAGGAAAGCGCGGTAGACGACCACCAGAGAAGAAAGTAAGTACAAGAGGATGAAGCTCGCTAAGTTCGTTTAGAAAAACTCCTGTTACTTCAAGTGATTTTAAGTGCTTGGTTACGTCCACGGCATTATCTAATGCTATAGGGAGTAATTCCATTTCAATAATGCCTTTGCCATCATTGAAAGTATGTACGATTGAATATGACGGGGTTTGCTTAACTACTTGCTTGCCTAGATATCTCCACCATTGATTCCAAGTATGAATTGTCGTTTTAACCAGATCGCCATAAGTATTTCTGATAACTGCCCATCTTGAGCGTCGTATACCGTCCCTGCAAGGGGGCATAGCGCATGCACGAAAGATAATCTCCGCGCACATCATAGTTGTCTTGCCCGATCCTACGTGACCTCGAACAACTCTTACCCGGTCGTCAAGACTATGAAATTTTAATGCAGTGGTAGTGGGAACATATCTAACAACATCAGTATTATAACGATCAACTATTTCAATTGTATATTTGTCATAGTCGATCACAACATTTTGATTATTAATCGTTGAGTCTATGTTTTTGTGAACATCAAGTAAATCTTCCTTGAAATTTACAAGCATTCTTACTTGTTCTTCTTTCCTTTACGTTTCATTTTCCTGACAGGAGGATTATCTCTAAGATTAGCTTTTGCTAAACTTTCACCACCTGTTTTAATTTTAATTCCTTTTGCTTTCTTTTTCATTTCCTCACCTTTTTTAATTAAATTACATCCGCATGCAGGGCATATACTATTTCTTACGTCATCCATAAAAACCGTGCCATCATATACTTGCGGTATATGCTTTGGGCGCTCCCTTATACGCAAAAAATGCCCATTATCACATATATACTCACCATATAAATCCGATATATCATGTTTGTATTGCTTTGTCATTTACCTTTTCTAGCGGCTCGTTTACGTCCAGCAACTGCCATTTTGGTCATCTTTGATTTAGCCATATTTCACCTTTTATTATTCGATTAAGTCCCGTACTTCACGGATCTCGCTTCGTATTTCTTCTGCTAACTCTTCCGCTGAGTTATATTTCTTGTCATATTTTACTACATCCCTACATTTATTATCTATTTCCCATAATATAGAGCCTATCAGATTAATGTTTAGCATTAATTTAACTTGATACAAGGCGTCACTGTTTTCAGCGTCATATTCAAACGTTATCTTCTGTGCAGTATCGTTGACAGCCATCATTTCTCCCAGATCCCTACATGCCTTCGTACAACTTTTTTTTGAAAAATCAATTTTTATTTCCTTCATTTTTCCCCCATTACTTTATTACAAGCAGAATCGTAGTATTTCATCGCTTCCTGCGCGTTACCACCCTCATACAGTGTATCAAATGTATCATTATAACGAATTGTGACTATCCAATCCGAATGATGTTCTACCAATATGCTTTTTACAGCCCTTCTATCAAGGCACAATTTACCATCGTTTTCTATATCGATTACAATTATATTTTTGGCAAAGTCATCAAGCATAAATACATCTACTGTTTGTACTGTTTGCATAAGTCTAATGTGTAATTGTGGTATTTAGTATCTTCTCAAGCTGCCTTTCCAGGGAATACAATCTTTGTAGCGCCTCACTTATCTTATTGAATGCCGCCATATCTGACATTAATTCAGCCTCTTCACGCGACCATATACCGTACTGTTGCAGTAGATTTTTAAAGTCGTCAACTGTCATTTCTTACCTCGTTTCTTCAGTTTTCTCTCCATTTTAGATAAGCTTTTATAGTAAGCGTCGCCAGCTTCATCCTTGTGATTAGCCGCTATGATACGCGCTATCTTGGTGTTGGGCGTATGTTCTTTTTCCACGCTTACGCCAACCTTACTATACTTGCCAAGTGGTTTTTTAGGTTTTACAAGCTTAGCATTCTTGATTGTTATTAGTTTTTTCTTTTTCATACTTGGCATTTCTTTTTAATTTACTTGCACGCAATGCTATTATAACGCGAGCATCATCTACCGTGCCATCATCAACGATCATCTGTGCATAATCACATTTACCGCGCTTAATATCTGACCACCCATCATGCAGAACATCATCATAAAAATATGGTATACCAGAAAATAGCAAAATATCAATTACTAATTGCAGCAAATTATCCATTGCAGTAAATCTTGAATTATCGCGCCCAATACGTATTGTAGCATCATCACTGCGAACGATCCGCAGTCCAACTTTAGCGCTATCAACTATGTATATACATAATCTATAATCGTATTTGTAACGCGGAAACCAGGGTTGCCCCTGAGGTACGCGTTGTGTAAAAGCATGACCGACACAATGCGAATTAAAACCAGCGCATAATACGCTTATAACACCGTCGATTGTAAGTTTAGACTTATTAACCATTACAGCTTATATTCTCCCCTGGTCGCCAGGTACAGAGTTAAATACACGGCACTATCAAGATCGTTGCCGATCACAAGATCATTACCGCTTACCTGCGTTGACACGATATACGTGCCAAGCGGTGCTACGCTTACAGACTGTACTTGTGCGTATACATTGCTACTGTCACAAGTTAGTGATAGTACGCGATATTTACGCGGATCTATCGACGCAGCAATCTTATCCTTGTAAAGGGGCAATAGATTACTCATAAAAAGTTTATTTAATTTTTTTGTTATCCAGCACAACATAATCACCCCAATTATTAATTGTTTTAATCGTCGCTAACCATCCAGACAATTACCAAAAATACGCATATCACAACTAACATATTACACCCCTAAGCCAGCACTAGCGTGCCATAGCTTTTTGCAAAGATTTAATATCGTTTTGTATTTGCTTAAGCTCGTATCTGTAGTCACCAAAAACATCTGGCGCAAGGAAGCCGGCAAACATCTGATATACATCAGCCATAACTTTAGCTTTGTGCATCTTTGCCGTCGCATTACGCACTATCTTACCAGTTTTAGTATCTACTAAGTCGACAGCGTGCAGTTGCTTTTGGGCTTCACACATCATTGCCCATGCGCGCTTACGTCTAGCGATCGTAAGTATATCGCGTACGTCTTTATCCTCAGCCTCCCATTGTTCAATTGTTGACCATTCAGAGCCGCAGTCTTTAGCGATATCTATAACGCTATCGTTTATGCGTGTCCCTATAGCATCAGCATACTTGTGCACTATATCGCTATAGGTAGCATCGTCCAACATGTTTTGCGCACGCTTAATGAGTTTCATTTATTGCATCCTGCAAAGTTTCATTGTGCAATATTAGCTCACCCGTAAACTACAGTCAACTGGTCACCAAGATATCATTAACGTAACTGGCAAGATTGGCGGGTATATTAGTTGCCGATTGCCTAGTACACGCATCGGTGAAACGTTTGAACACTTTTTGCACACCCTTGTAATACACAACGTAGGCAAGATCAGTATCGATAAAGATCTTAATCACACCCTTACCAGCCCCAAGTAAGATATATACCACACCATCATGGCACGACACCCTATCGGGAGGTAGATCAAAAATAGTACAAAATTTAAGAGGCGATATCCTTGAGTTGCGAAAGACAACACGTCTGTTTGATCTTGAGCGCACGTCTTTATGTTTTACCTTTTTACCCATGTTAGCCACCATAAATTTAGGGCGCAATAATGCTTATTTATTAAGTTATATTATTATTTATCTAGTTTATCAAGTTTATCTAGTTAAGTAATAAGCTTAAGTAGATTTATCGCCTGAGAAAAACAAGGAAGAAGAAAAGATAAGACCCCCCACCCCCAAATTTAGAGGGTGCTGCTCCATTTTGCGGGCGTAGTCCAAGCACCCCACTCAAAGCAGAGAAAGAAAAAAGAAAAAAGAAAAAGAGGACTACAAGTTACCACACCAGATATAACTTGTCAACATAAAAAAATATAAAATTTACGAAACAAACAAGCACATTATTTAACCATAAAAATAATTAAAAAATTATGAAAATAATTGCTAATTATACTTGACAAGTCACGATAACATTGTTATCATCTGTACATGATGATGATACAAGTATGACTACTAATCATGATCATAAATAACAAGTCTGAAAAGTGCTATAAATCATGCAGATCTGCCGCTGATAAGATAGCCAGTAAGACAAGCAGATATGGGCGATACAATAATAATAATAAGCGCCCCCCAAAAAAATTATTATTATTTGAGAGGATAAAAACATGAAAAGAATTATTAACGGTAAAATATACGATACAGATACGGCAAAGCAAATTGCGCGACGCGATAACGGGCTATATACAAACGATTGTTGGTATCGCAGCACGGAGTTGTACAAAACACCGAAAGGTAATTATTTTTGCGTAACCGAACAAAGCAGGATAGAGGCATTATCAAAAGCCGCAGCAATAGAATGGGCTAATGGATGCACAACTTACGTAGATAACATCCAAACAGAATTTGAATTAGAAAATGCATAATCAAGGTTTCGGAAATCTCTAAAAATGCGCATAGCTCTAGTACTACTATTGATGGGAAAAACGGGTGCGCAGCAGATCGGCTCGCTGTTCCGAGTAAGAGCCAAAAATTAACTTGAGAGGATAAAAACATGAAAAGTGACTATCCAAAAAAAACTAATGAAAACTTTGCTAAACAAGCGGAGCTTATAAATCTTAATCTTTTAAAAAACAAACAGCTAGCCTACATCGGACACGTGACAATAGAAAATTTTAGAAAAGATTTTATAGCATCTTTGCTGCGAAATGGTGGATCATACAAAAATGGCGATAAAGATTTATACAAAAAATATATAAGATAAATAAGTGAGGACTGACAAATGAAAGACGAAATAGAATATAAATTATTGCCGATCGGCACGCGCATATATAACCGCGGCGATAACGCGAATATATCGCATTACGGGACAATAACAGGTATAGAAATATCTAAATGGGGTATAAACTACGAAATAACATCAGACGCTAGCGCAGAAAGAAACGCTTATCTAATCCCAAAATGCATGATTAAAGATGTAGATACAGGCGACGGATTGAGCAGAATTGTAACAGAGAGCAAAAAGATGACACTAGATAAAAAACAAATCATTGAGTTTCCGTACGGAGTCATTCCCGACCCGGAAATAGAGGAGTCGATTATAATAGAGAAAGGAGCTATTGTAAATATACCATATCTTATACTTAACACGCGGGGATCTCATCCATGCGCATATATTGGTGTTTACCCATATAGTCCATTGTATGGAATACATTACCGCCACATAAGTAATTTTGTGACCTGTCATGGGGGGTTAACTTATTCCGACTGCGGTACCAGAATCGGGATACAATGTCCTTTATGGATTTTTGGGTGGGATTATGCTCATTGCGATGATTTTACGTGGAGCGAGAGATTCCCAACACCGAAAAATGGACAAAAGAAGTGGACAATACCGGAGATAAAAGAAGAAATAGAAAAAGTTATTTCTGATTTTACTGAAATAGAATTATTCGCTGGAGCAATAGAACAAAACGTAAAAACAGAACTCTGGGATAATTGCCTAACTCCTACACAGGAACCGCTAATGCAAGGGGGGCTTTCAACTGAACCGCTAAGGCAATCGGCGCATTCAGCTGCGATCGCTTACTGGAAACAAAGATTAAGGTGATAACATGATCAGCTACAAACCAATAATCTATTTTTTATTTATTCCGCTAATATTTAGCTTAATACTAATGATAGCTGGATATAACAAGGATGGCTTTTACAGCTGGTATTTGGGGTTGATAGTAATTGCCCTTGCTGTAACGTGTTTTTTAAATCATAGACAAATGCGAATGCGCAATCGTAGGAGTTAAATTATGATTATAACACTTGAAGAATTAGCTAAATTAAACGCGTGTCCGGGCGGTATAAAATGGTTTTGCGATAAATACGCCCATAAGTCAATAACATTTGAAACGCTTATATCAGACTTGCTGCAGGCGGGCAAAGAAATCTGGATAAACTGGCTTGTTACGGGGAAATTATCTGCTGACAATTGCGTTAAATATGCAATATTTGCAGCTGAACAGGTTTTGCATCTATACGAGGATAAATATCCGGGCGATAAACGACCTCGTAATGCGATTGATGCGGCTAAAAAATACTTAAAAGATAAAAATGATGATGCTGCTCGTGCTGCTTATGATGCTGCTCGTGCTGCTTATGATGCTGCTTATGATGTTCATGATGCTTTTTATTCTCATAATGCTTTTGCTGCTCGTGCTGCTTATGATGCCGCTTATGCTGCTTTTTATGCTGCTCGTGATGCTACTTATGCTGCTGAGGTCGCTTCTTATGCTGCAGCTCGTGATGTTTATGCTTACGCTGCTCATGCTGGAGACGCCGCTGCTCATGCTGCTAATTCCGCGGCTGCTAAAAAAGAATGGACAAAAAAAATATAGACTATGGATTGGAGCTATTAATGCGAAAATAAATCAACAAATATTGGGATACTAATATATGAACAAATTTGATTACGATAATCTATTACGCGATTATGAGATGCTGTTGCGCGATTATAAAGCATTAAAGCGCCATCATTTTGAAACATGCTTATACGTTGAAAAACTGGAAAAAAATATAGCAAAATTACGTGCAGTAGTTTTAATTGATGACAGTATACCTAGCTATAAGTATCAACTTTTAGCAGATAGTTGCAAATAAAAAAATTAATGATGTTAAAATTTTGATTGAACAAAAAACAGCGCAGGAGATTAAACAATGTTGCCTGTAATTGACTTACATTGGGATTATGACGGTGAATTAGAGTCTTGAATGAAGTGTTTCTTATTAATCACTTTACTCCTGTCGACAGAAATTATGCTTGGGCAACTCGTATTGGTTTTTTAGATGAAGAAAAAAACATTATTGACAGAGAGTATTCGGAAACAATGGATAATGACTGGGCGAGTTGGAGTGAAACCTATGAAATAATAGGTAATTCTTGCCAAATTGAGCCAAAAATTTTGCGATATCGAGACGATGGATTGGAGTTGTTAAATGAGCACGGGTTATTAAAATGAAACAACAATTTTGCATGTGGGAATTGACAGACGAATATTATAATCTTTGGAGTTCTGATTGCGATCAAGAAACCTGGCTCAACAATGGAACACCACTGGAAAATGACTTTAAATACTGCCCATATTGCGGGAAAAATATTAAATTAAAAGAGGAAACGTAAAAATATGAAACATAATCTCAAGATTAACGCTAATAGCGTAAATGAATGCTGTGGGATTGATGACCAATCTTGGGAAAAAATTTTCGGCGAAGTACAAGAAATATATTCTATAGAAAATTCACGT